ATGAAACATAGTCACCGTTTTTTACGGCTTCTAATTCAGATTTAAGGTAATTAATATCTTTTTTAAGTGTTTCAACATCCGTGTCTAATTGTTTGAGATATGCTGACATGTTGTTTTGGTTGTCAATTACCTTATTCAAATAATCATGTATTTTACACAATACCTCGTAATATGACAGCGAATCGTCATACACCAATGGTAATACTAATTGGCACCAAAATTTGAAACGTTTTAGTCGTTCTGATTCATACGCCATTTTTACACCTCCTACCATAGTTTTAAAAATAAATTTTGTAAATCATCAATAACCATCATATCAATGTTTATCAACGCATCCCTATATTTATCCAGCATTTCCGAATAACTAGCACCGCCACGCTTACCAGTAATTTTTTCCAAATATTCATCACTACTAGTACTAGTTCCCGTAGCATTTGTGTCATTTATATTTGCACTGGACAAATATGTATTATCTTCAATATTTTGCAAACTCCCTTGCGGTGTATCACTGAATCTATCCGTCGACTTTCCTGTAGTCGTTTGACTGGATTCATTATCCAGCGTATGTTGTGTTGTAATATCCGTATCATACAACGGATTAAATTCAGCCGCCCATGCCGTATACAATTTGTTATAATACGGCATTATTTCATTCATTTTAGCGTTCAATCTTAATTTCCACAGTCCAACAGTTTCTTCGCTGATTTCCCTAGTATAATAATGTTTCACAATTTTCGTTTCCAAAACTGTTTTATATTCCTCATCGAAAATCGGAAAATCAAAATCAAATAATTTCGGTAACGCCCCAGCGATAACCTGTTCCACATTACTATATCCAGTTGATTCAGTCAACCCAGCATAGTTTTCACAGATAAATCGTAATTCTGTTGTATACATACTCATTTTTTAATCACCGCCCATAAAGCAATACCAGCCCCTATCAACCCAGCCTGTAAACAATACCATAGGATTACACCGAAACTATAACTAAACATCAGTATCTAGTGGCGTCCTCATCGCCATCTATCAGGGAATCAAACTCATCAAAATCTTCAGGGAAATCGCCATACCAACGATTGAAATCTTTTACAAATTTTGCTGTTTCTTTTACCCACGAGCCAATCAACAACAACGCTACGCATATAATTGCGTTAATTGTCATAAATATGGCGAATAGGAACACAAACGTATAAACACTAATCATTTATTATTCCTCCTCTTCAAACACTTTTCCGTCGTAATCATTGTTTCCCGTGTCTTCTTCAAATTCCACAGAAATTTCTAATCCGAACATATCATTTATCATGTCAACTGCCTGTTGGCGTGCTTTCAATCTGGATTTTCTGCTAGCGATTGTGCCGCCAATTGAACGTTGCACTTCATCGGTTATTAAACGTTCTTTTTTATTGACAGTTAAATTGGAAATTCCTAGACACGTCAATGCTTCATTCCATACTTTTTCCTTTAGATTATAGATATCTTCAGCAACATATGGCGCACCAGTATTTAGCGTTTCCAGCGGTGTCGATGACAAAGATTTATCGCCCCAGATAAACGGCTGATTCCCATCATATTTCATATACAAATTTTGCATTGTCAATCGTTCTGTTTCATCGCATTTTATCATCACTGGTGTTTTTTGTGCGTTTACATTGATATCTATTATCCTGTCCATCTGCGCTAAACGTCCAGCGTAATATCTAACATCTCTAGCGGAATTCATATGCAATAGATTGTTATAAATAACAACACTGTCTTTATTTGTCAATTGTTTCTGATAACCGTTCGTCGCATATGCACGTCTGAGTACCGGTATATTATACACATTCCAATTACCATTCAGCGCATTTGTCAAACATAGATAACCCATGACTTCATCTTCGAAAAATACCGCCTGTCCGTATCTGAACAGCACTAATTCCATAAATCTGGAATCAATCGTATCAGGCAGATTATTCCATTTTATAGATGATATTGCTAATTCAGTCAATCGGTCATAATAGTACCGATATGCCATATTGTTCATGGCGCCTGATGTCCAAAACTCTCTATTGTTTTTATTTCTTCCCATAATCACCACCTACAAAGTATTATCCAGTGAATAGTTGCCTACTTCTGAACCATTTCTCCAAAATGTAATACCCTTATTATATATTGATACTATTTTATTAACATCATCCGCAGGAGCATTCCCAACCAAATTAGTGGTTTTATTTTTTACATAATTCCAATGTGCTCTGCCTGACCTATTAGGGACTTTGTGCTCGTTGACTGCATATCCGTATACGTCTAAAAAATTGTCGATTCTTTCGGCAAAATCTGCTGTTATAGTTGCGGGATAGAAATAAAAATCTTTTTTTCCCTGTGAATAGTTTACAGCCGATTGAGATGTTCCTTTTACTTCTGGCGGGTTTACAGCGGATAAACCTCCTCCGATAGCTGTACCGAACAATGCAGTAGCGGCACCAACTGCGGCACCCTGTAAGCCACCGACAGCCGCACCCGAAGCGGTCGATTGCATCAAACCAGACCACGTTGACGGATTTGAAGCAGTCTGAGATAACCATGCCTTGAAAGCGTCTATGTTAAATGTACACTGCGGGAACCCTGACAAAATCAGTTGTTCATTTCTTAAAAATGAACATCCCTTATAATTTAAAGGTTGTAAAGATATTTGTGGATTAGCCGCAACACTTCCAGCCATAACAAATTGACAATTTGATGTGGAAAAATATTCATATCGCATGTCAATACTATCGCCTTCATCGGTTGTAACTAGCATGTAGTTGTATGGGTATGTAAACAATTTATTGTTTTTAGGGGCATATCCATTCAAATTACTATAGTTTTTAGATTTTGTGACAGTGTACGAAGCACCTCTTGTCATAGTTATTACATCATTATCCATAAATTCAGCGTAGTACATGAACACTGCTGTTATAGATTCATTCATTTCATCCCACGATGTTAACACGTCAGACAAATCTTCACGTACAGCTTCTTGCCCTGATTCCGTAACGCTATACGGTGTGTAAGCTGTGCCGTGTAATGTATTTGCCGCAAATGTTGGCTTTACTTCTTGCCCCGAGGAACCAACATTTGACATTACAACAGCGCATGGTGTTTCACAGTATCCTGAATCTGAAAAACTGTTATACACATATTCCCCCAAATCCACTGGTTCTGGCTGTAAATTTGCACCAATAGTATCATTCATAACATGTTCACGTTCCACAAAACACTGTTCCAATGTAACGTCAAAAAACCACGTTTGCATTACATCTATTTCGAATGTTATTAACGATACCTCGTTAGATACATATTCAATCGACGTTATAAATGCATAAAACCATCTGTCTCCAAAACTAGTATTTTGAAACATCATATAGTTGCAGTTATACATGTCTTCGGCTTTTCGTTGAATTTTCAACTGTCCCCGATTTACACGATTATATGACAGATTAGTGTGGGTATATGCAGTCAATGATTGAAAATATGTAGCCTGTGCACTAGCCGATGAAAAATAAATCGTATGGTCATACGTGTTATCTAACGGGCAATTGCGCAATATTCTAACTACTGAGTTAGGTGCTATATACATGAAATAACCTCCAAAATCAGGAAGGGATATAAATCCCTTCCACTATGCATCTTTATTCATGGTAATCGTGCTATCAACTTCAGCTGTTGCGTCAATCTGCGTTGCCGATGTGTAACTAGCATTTCCGACATTCATTTTCACAGTAATTTTTGTGGCGGCTGTAACTTCTGGTTCTGGAATCAAAATTGCACCGTATGGATGCATTGCAATTCCATCCTCCGTCATTTGTTCAGTCTGCACGAATCTGAACTGCTGATTAAATACTGCTGGCTGTTCATTAGTTGTTTTAACTTCCAGCGTCAGTGTAGTTGCAAAATCAGATTCAGATTTATCTGTAATATGAACTGTAAATGTCTGCGGCATAGTGATATTTGCAGAACCAGTTACAAATACCAACGCATTGCTGAATGGGGATATAGAAACAGTTTTCCACACATTATAGAAATAATTCCAGTATTCACCAGATGCGACATATTTTTCTGTGAATCTAGCCTGATTATCATAGATCTGGAACCATTCAGAGTCAACGATAACGGCCGATATATTAGCCATCAATGCTAATTCATCTTTGGTCACAGGTTCTATCATGTCAGAATTTGCAACTATTTCAGAAAATCTATCATTATCAAATGTAGTCCAATCGTCAATCAGTTGCAAATGTCCGAGAAATGTTGCCTTATCCATGTTGAACGCACTAGCCAATACATCAACATCAAAATCAGCATTAAATTCAGCGGACATGAATATATACTGGTCATCTCTTGGTGTAAACGTGTGTACCCCTTCTGCATTATATTCGGTTTTCATAAATGTTATCAGATTAGAAAACCCTCTGAACGCTTTGGCGGCATTGTGCATATCGCTATTATCAAACTGCACTGGGTACATTTTACCTGATGTTATTCCCTTTATCATGAGATATTTGAACAACAGAAACTCATCATAATTTGCAGATGAATAAATACTATCAATTATTTTGGCGATTAAATCCTGTACACCTTCCTCAGACAGAAACGCCATATGCAAATCCATATCCTGAATGGTTACAGGATACTGCACCCTATAATTCATTATATGCATTGCTGTCCTGACATCTGGCACACTTCTTTTCAGCTCTCTATCGGCGGCTTTTTCTACAGAAAACTCCCTTGCCTTGACAAGATTTACAAATACTTCTTCAACCGTTTCCCCGTATTCCAGAAAACCTTTTTTAAACATAGAATATGCATTGTTAAAAAGTTTACTGTTTATTCTAACTAATGCTATTCTATTTATCAGGGATGACAAAAACTGATTAGCCATCGCGGGATAACCCCTGAATACTTCGCCTACAACTCTCACTCCTGTTTCTGGCGATACTTCTGGTACCAGTGACTGATATTCCGCAGATGCATTCTGTCTAATTACATTCAGAATATCATACGTTGACGCATTTAGCGTCGATATAGCAACTTTTCTAGGCATTTATTTCCCCTCCGTTTCGAATAATTCGTCGTATGTTGTTTTTGGTTTTTCTTCCTGTTCTTTGATGTCATTCACGTCATCGATAAAATCCTCATCGTCATTAACTTCTGATGCGGAAAAGAAACGTTCTTTATATCGATTTCGCCATTCATTATCTAATTCATTATATTT